GCCGCAAGGTATGGGGCCTCGCAGACCAGACCGTCATCCATGTGGAGGGCGGGGCCGAATGAACACCCATAGAGGCATCGCTCGGGGCGCAAGCCCCAGGGACCGCTCCTCCCGGCAGGGCGATGCCTCTCCCGCAACTGCCACCGGAGCGAAGCCAATGGAGCAAACATGGCACTGAACATCATCAAGGCATCCGACAGGATGAAAGAGAGGGGCGGCATCAAGGCCGTCATCCTCGGCCCGTCTGGCGCGGGCAAGACCACGCTGCTCAAGACCCTGCCCGCAGAGGGCACGTTGTTCTTCGACCTCGAAGCCGGTGACCTCGCGGTCGAGGGCTGGAGCGGCGATGCCATTCGCCCGCGGACCTGGCAGGACTGCCGCAACCTCGCCTGCCTGATCGGCGGGCCCAACCCCGCCCTGCGCGACGATCAGCCCTACAGCCGTGCGCATTTCGACGCGATGAACGCCGAGGGCGAAGCTGAACAGTTCGCCGGATATCACACTGTCTTCATCGACTCGATCACCGTCGCCGGGCGGCTCTGCTTCCAGTGGGCCAGCGGCCAGCCCGAGGCCTTCTCCGAGAAGACCGGCAAGCCCGACACCCGCGGCGCCTATGGCCTGCATGGTCGGGAGATGCTGGCGTGGCTTTCGCACCTGCAACACGCCCGCGACCGCAACGTCATCTTTGTCGGCATCCTGGACGAGAGGGAAGACGACTATGGCCGCAAGGCCTGGGTGCCGCAGATCGACGGCTCCAAGGTCGGGCGCGAACTGCCCGGCATCGTGGACCAGGTCATCACCATGCAGACCCTCAGCACCGACGAGGGGCTGCAATACAGGGCGCTGATCTGCACCGCGCCGAACCCGTGGAATTACCCGGCCAAGGATCGGTCGGGCCGTCTCGACCAGATCGAGAAACCGCATCTCGGCGAACTGTTCGCCAAGATCAAGTCGGGCAAGCGCCATGACGCGCTGACGACCGACATCCCCACCGCAGCTTAAAGGAGCAAGCCATGAGCTGGAACGACTTCAACGATGCCGAGCAGCAATCGTCCTACGACCTGATCCCGAACAAGACCCCGGCAAAGGTCCACATGAAGATCAAGCCGGGCGGATACAACGACCCCGCGCAGGGCTGGACGGGCGGCTATGCCACCCGCAACGAAAGGACCGGCGCTGTCTACCTGAACGCCGAGTTCACTGTGATCGGCGGCAAGTTCAACAAGCGCAAGGTGTTCAGCCTGATCGGCCTGTTCAGCCCGAAGGGCGATGCCTGGACGCGCATGGGCAAGGCGTTCATCCGGGCCGCACTCGAAAGCGCCCGCGGCGTCAAGCCGGACGACGCTTCTGATCGTGCCATGGCGGCCCGCAGGATCAAGGACATCTCCGACCTAGACGGGCTGGAGTTCTGCGCCCTGATCGAGGTGGACAAGCCGCAGGCGG